GGAGCTGTGAGCGCTCTCTCAACTGCTGCAAAAGCTGCTGGAGCAGTTAATGCCGCTCGACGTGGAAACATCGCTGGAGCTATCGGAGTAGGAATCCAAGCAGCGGGTCAAGCAAAAGCTACTCGGGAGTACTGGCAGGGTCGTATCGGTAAAGGTCTAGCTACTGAAGTTGCCGGTAATGTAGCAGGTCTAGGGACTGAAATAGGTCTTCGCAGTCTTAATCGCACAGCTCGCAGTCCCGGTGCTCAAAATGCTGCTCGCCGAGCGGGTGAGGCCACTGGACGTGCTGTTGGTGGTCTTCGCGGTCGCATGAGAGGACCAAACACCGTCTCCGGTGAATCCCTGGGATCTGGCACCTCGGGGCGCTATCGGCGTACCGCCGGTCAACAGATGTACCGCGCCACAAAAGGCGCCAGCTATGCGGCTGGCCGTGCTGCCGGATCAGTCGCCCGGATGGGCCGTCGCCGCAGCCGAGCTGTTCCTTACGGTTCCGGCATGCCCCTGGCTCGTCGTGGCGACGCTATCTGGGCAGACGGTTTCTCCCCCGAGCCCGTTCAGCTTGCCGTCTGATCCGTGACCCTCACTCCCTCCACAATCCGTCACGACCTCAAATGCGGCAATGGCTCCATCTCCCCTGGTGAGAAATGCACCAAGGGCACCGCACAGCGGACTCCTTCCAAGAAGCGCATCTCCCGTAAAGCCGCTGCCCTGGGCCTGACCGCTGGTGCTGTAGGAGCTGCTCTCCTCTTCAAAGGTAGCCGCAAAGCAATCCTGCGCTCCCCCGGCGCCGCTCGTCGCATGGCCCAGAAGGGCATCACCGAGGTCGTCCACCGCACCACAGCCAAAGAGCCCTCCATGCGGCTCACCCCGAGGTCGTTCCAGAACATGCGGCCCCCCTCCAAGACCCTCCGGCTCCAGAAAGAAGCCAAGGCCGCCAATCAAGCGGCTGAAAAAGCCATTGGTAAAGCTGCACGTACTGAAGTAGAGCGTATAGCTGTTATCGGAGAAGCAATGCAGAAGACGGGGAAAGCAGCTCGCGCTTCTTTACGCAGCGGTTCACGTCGCCATCGTCTTACTGTAGAAAAAATGCGCCGTCGCTACGAACCCGGTTACCGCAAGAATGCGGCAGATAGCATTCTGCAGTATTCCAGTGCTTATATTGATCCAGCTGTACAGTATGTAGACTCCGAGGACAGCAAGAAATACAGCAAAACAGTGACCAACCCCGCCACTGGGCGCAAGCGCACTGTCCGCTTCGGTGCTAAAGGTTATCGCATCGCCCCTGGTACTGACAAAGGCGACCGTTACTGTGCTCGCAGCTTCGGTGACATGCGCTCCCACGGCAAAAACTGCAACGGAGCTGACCGCAACACACCTCTTTGCCTTTCCCGCAGCAAGTGGAAGTGCTCGGGGAAATCCAGTCGACGGGACGGAGGCCTTACCCCAGCCCGCCTGGGAAAGCGATAGGCCGCATCGACGGCCCTTCCACTGCCTACTACCGCTCTCACCCCGAGGCCGCTGCCAAGAAAGTCCGTCACCAGGCGGCCATCAATCGCCGCCCCGAAGAGCGTCACAGACGTGCCGAACTCAACCGAGAACGCCGCAGACGCGGCATCGCCGGGAAAGGTGGCCCGGACATCAGCCACACCGTGGGCGGAAATACCGTCCTTGAAGACCCCTCCACCAACCGGGCCCGCAATGGCCACGGCAGACGGCCGCGCTTGCGTTCCGATCTATGCCGTTCCTGACTACTCTGACTCGTCAAACACAAACCACTCATACAAACGGCCCATTATTGTGTTGGTGATCATCTCAGTAATAGCATCTTCTCCGGGGTCGTCTGTGTGCTTATGCGCTCTCCTATAACCCAGTAAGGTCCCTTCTTCCACACACTGCTCAATAAGAACCCTCAGTCTAGGCTTCATATTGCGGGCTCCAAGCTGATCTCTACACCTTCACGAGTAGGCCAAAGTTTAAGCCACACCCCACCTAACGACTTAGGCATCACAATACGCTCTACCGCCCAGCCAGCACCGTCTTCGAACTCCTCTTTGTAGCAACCTGTCTGCACATGCCAGCGCTGAGAAACTCTCTGTTTTCCATTTTCGTTTAGCCTATAGCATGGATGACTAACTATAGACCTCTCGTGGTTATGCCCGTTGACAATGATCGACGATTCCGGCGCCAGTGAGCTATATCTCATCCCCCCGAGCACGCCCTTACTTACAACCCCTCCCCAGGCACCATGATGGAAGAACAACGTACACCGCCGCGCACTATGTTCCCTCGTTTCGCCTGCACGGTAAAACGTGAACCATATCCACCCCTGATAGCGCATGTGTTCAACAGGGGATTTATACTGCTCCCTCATTAGCCTAACCACATTGCCCAAGGGGTCCACTTCTTGATTGTTCAGAACGGCGGTCTCGTGGTTGCCGTCAGACATCATCAGGATGGTTGAAGAGAAAGGCGAAAGCCATTCAGCAGTTTCGCTAAAAACCAGATCAAAATAATTACTGCCCAGATGCTCTGGCCTGATACTACTCTTTGAACCACGTCGATCTTTTTTGCCTTGCATCAAACACATCACATCCCCAAAGAAAAGGGCGTGTCCACCCACGCCCTGTGCTTGTTTAAGGTGCTTTTTTAGTAAATCCCTATTACATTTTGGGTTATCAAGGTGGATATCAGATGCGAGTAAGAACGTATGGGGTTCGGCTTTGCCATACGGGATTCGCACTTCCAGCAGCTCCGGAGAGCGGCGCTCAAGTCGCAACAGCGGCTTAACCATAGGGCTTATTGGACCTGTTTGTGAGAGTTGCCATGGCCGGCAAAAAATCGCTGTGTGTGCATAGTCTACCGATCTCGGGGGATTAGATAGGTAGATCGGATCTTAGGAGTCGGGGATGTCGCCTCAAATGCCATCTTTTACACATCATCGACTATATCCCGCGCTTTTACCCCGTATAAGTCACACAATTCAAGCAGCTTCAGCACGGATATTTCCACTTCCCCAGTTTCTAGGCGACTATATGCTGCTTGACTGATGCTCATGTGTTCCGCTACGTCACTTTGTGTCATTCCCGCGTTTATCCGTAACGCTTTAACCCGCCTACAAATCGTCAACTGCCTGTAGATGGCCATGGGCTGCTATTCGCTTTCCGATTAAGCCTACTCATTACAACTGAACCGAGTAAGCTGGCCCATGGAAACATCTGTTTCTCGCTACGACTTCGCTCCTATAACAAAGAGCGAGACCACTTCGGAGGGCTTCCTCCGGGTGTGGGGTCGTACAGCTCGTGTCGGAACCCAGTTGTACCGACGCGCAGATGGCAGCCAGGTTCGGGAGTACCGCCCTCCAGAAGAGGTCAGTAACCCTGAATCATTGAGTACGTTCGGAATGACTCCCGTAACGTATGGCCATCCCCCTATCCTTCTTGATTCTACAAATACAAAGCTGTACCAAACTGGCTACTCAGGTAGCAAAGTCCATTACAGCGATGGCTTTGTCGAAGTCTGCCTCACAATTACAGACGCAGACTCTATCGAGAAGATCAATAGAGGCGATGCCACCGAACTATCTGCTGGATACAAAGTCGATTACGACCCAACCCCCGGTGTAACTCCCGGGGGCGAGGCCTATGACGGCGTCCAACGGAACATTCGGGTCAACCACATCGCTGTCGTCCCCCGAGGACGAGCAGGCCCTGAAGTCCGCCTGCTCCTAGACCGCATGGATGCTGCTGACGCAGTCGCCATCGATCCCGATACCCCCCTCAATCTCTCATCCCAGTTCCCTACAAACCCATCTCCTCGTATGGCCACTGTCAAACTTGACGGCCTGGAGATCGAACTGCCCAGTGATGCAGCAACCGCTGTCCAGTCCTATGTACGGGATCTGGAGCGCAAGCTTGACGCCGCTGAAGCCACCGAAACCGAGTTGCGCACTGCACTCGATTCTGTCCAGTCCGATCTCGAAGCCCTTTCCCAGGAAAAAGCCGCCGCCGAAGGGCGTGCTGACGCTCTCGTAGAGCGTGTCGACGAGCTGGAATCCGGATCCGGAGACCGTCTCGATACAGCGCAGATCGACCAACTGGTTCAGAAGCGCTTGACCACCCTCCAACACCTCGCCCCGGCCTTCGACGACGACTTCCATTTCGATGGGATCGACGACGCAGAGCTCTACAGCCAGGCCTTCACCAACCTCACAGGCAACGAACCCCCCGAGGACGCTGACACCAGCTACATCCAAGGCGCCGTTGACGGCATTCTCGCTCAATTTGACTCGAAAGATCCCGAGGACGCAGACGACGGGGAAGGTGAGGACGAAGAAGACGAAGAGGACGACTCTTCTGACACCCATGAGGACCGCGCCGACAGTTCTGTTGTTCTTCAACAGGCTCTCAGAGGTGCTGGTAACTCCTCGCGCAATCCAATTGCGCAATACCATGCCGACCAACAGAACGCATGGAAAAAACCGCTCACTGCCACTAAGTAAATGGCTGTTACCTTCACCGCTACTACTGTAGCCAATCCCATCGGAGCTCAGGGGAATTACCCCCTGACTCAGGATGCAGCTCACGAGGGCATGATTGCTGATCAGCAAGCCTATGTCTCTCGTAGCTACATCAACCAGTCCGGCGCGGCACTGCCTTTTGGGGCACTGCTGAGGATCGACAACACCCCGACGACCAATGTCGCATTGGCAGTCGAGATCGCTGCAGGAGCTACCAACATCGTTGGTCTTGCCGTGAGCTCCATGACCATGGAGGGTGTTGGGGGCTCCCAGTCCTACATCCCCAATCCCACTCCTATCTTCTCGGACGGCCGCCTCGGCTATCCCGACAAGGAGACGGTGAATGTCCTTTCCAAGGGCGTCGTCTGGGTCTACGTCACCGAGGCCGTGGCTCTCGGTGATGACGTGCGCTTCTGGAATGCCGCTAACACCACCGGTGGTAGTGCTGTTGCAGGTTCGTTCCTCGGACGTTTCGCCAAAACGGCCGTGGCCAATAAGACCACGCGCATCACGGGTGCCCGCTGGCTCTCTGAGACCTCGGCAGCCGGTCTGGTTCTTCTGGAACTGGACATCCCCGCTTCCACTTTCACCGCTGACGTGCCATGACCAGAGACATCCGTAACGATGCTGATGTCGGTATCTTTCTTGCTCGCGAGCTGGAGCAAATCCTTACTCGCACTTTCGAGCAAGAGTATGCTGACATCAAGTATTCCACTGTTGTACCTATTTCTACTGAAGTAGGTCCCGGTGCCGACTCCTACACCTATCGGGTGTTCGACAAAATCGGCAGTATGAAGATGATCGCTGACAAAGCGCAGGATCTTCCCCGCTCCGATGTGCTCCGCAAGGAAGTCACCCACACCGTGCGCTCCTTCGGCGCCTCGTTCGCCTACACCGTTCAGGAAACCCGGGCCGCCTCCATGGTCCCCGGTATGAACCTGGAGCAGCGTCGGGCCAATGCCGTCAGGCGGGCCTACGAGGAGACCATGCAGTCCCTCGCCTATTTCGGAGATACCGGAAGTGGTATGAAGGGCTTCTTGAACAACGATCAGATCGATAAGCTTGTTCCTAACAAGTGGTTCGATACTGCATCTACGGACGAGATGCTGCAACTGCTGAACGAAGGCCCCACTCGCCTCGTTCAGAACAGCAACATGAAGGAAAGCCCCAACACTATGTTGGTGCCCTACGACGTGTATCGCATCATCTCCACCACCCCGAGGTCGACCACCAGCGACACCACGGTTCTGGAGTTCTTCCTCCGCACCAATCCGATCATCCGTGCCATTGAGCCCATCAATGAGCTCGAAGCATCGAAATCCGGTGGCCGCCTGTCCAAGGACCGCATCGTCATCTACGACCGGAGCCCGGACAAGCTCCAGTTCCATATCACTCAACCCCTGGAGTTCTTCCCTCCGGAGCGCCGTGGTCTGGAATTCTCCGTTGCTGCACACGCTCGCTGCGGCGGCCTCGCTTGGTACTACCCCAAGAGCGGCCTTGTCATGGAGAAAGCGTAGCCTTTTCTGACCTATTCTGAACAGGTTGCTAAGCCAACCCATCCATCATGATCCTCGTTTACCGTCCCGAGCTGCTCAATCCTCCAATGGACAAGGAGGCCTTTTGGGGCTTCTCTTTCCTACAGGAGAAGGGTCTTCCTGATTACTTCTGCCTCTCGGCGGGTGTTAATCGTGAAGTCCCAGAGACAGTTTGGGCTGGAATCAAAGACTACGCAGAGGTTAAAACCGCTCTTCAAATCGGTGCTTTACGCATTGAAACTGCAGAGTCCACTGTCGTAGAAGAACAAGTCGAACCTGAAGCTAGCGATTCCCTCGCTGCTTTCCCTCTTGAAACCGCTCTGCGGTTGATTGAAGACAGCTTCGATCTTGAACAGCTCTCTAAATGGGACGCTAAGGATCAGCGGATCAAGGTCAAAAACGCGATCGCAAGACGCAAGACAGCTATTACCTCTGGTAACGGCTAGTGGCAATTCCTTCTACTGAATCCTTCCTAACCCGTTTCCCCGAGTTCGGAGAGCAGTCGGAGGACATTGTCGAAGGGGCTATCGCAGAAGCAGGTCGTGCTGCTTCTCCTGTCGTGTGGGGCCCCCTCCACACAGACGGTGTCACCTATCTTGCCGCCCATCTCTTGGCCACCCGCATCGCTCAGATCGGTCTGCAGATTGAGGCTCGCTCTGGTGCTCCCACGGGCAACCTGATCGAATCGACTCTCTATGGCCAAGAGTACAAACGACTTCTTGACTCACTCGCTATTTGTGGTTTCAGTCTCTAATCATGCCTATCGCTACTGCGATTATTGCTGATTACGCCCCTTGGGGTAATGCTGAACTGGCGTTTGAGGTGCCCGCAGACAGGCTGGGCTCTGTAGATCCTACTACAGGAAACTTCACTCAAGATCTCGTAACTGTCGAATACCTCGCTGCTATCAAGCTCCAGGCCCCATCTTGGTCCCCTCAGAGCGGCGTAGACAGCACGGTGTACTCGTGCTCCGGGCGTTTGCTGTTTCCTACCAAGCTCGACCCACGCATCACGAACGGCTCTCAGGCCTTTGCCACGATCAATGGATACCGAGGCCGTTTCGAGCTCGTATTCGACCTTGCAATGGACGCTTACCACCGTGGAACCCTTCGACAATCTATCGAAGGTACTTTCCGCGTACTCGGGGGGCCAGCGTAATGCCACGGCCACAACGCGACATTAATCGAGCTGTCCAAGCTGCTAAGGCTAAAGCCATGCAGCAATTGGCAACTTGGCTCGAAACCCGTTTCACAGATGAAATCTCTTCTGTGAAGTGGGATTATCCCACCCCACCTCAGGTGCGGGACATCGTGGACACAGGCCGCCTTCGGGCCAGCCTGACCCGCGTGGTGAACTCTGACGGTTCGGTGACTTTCACCTGGCCCGTCCCTTACGCCACCGAAGTTCACGAGGGCGGTGTTGCTCTATCGGGCCTCCGTTTCCCCGGCAGGCGCTGGACAAAGGCCCCCCTTGAGGAGGCCCCGGCCAAGTTCGGCGTCTTCATGCGCTCTGCGCTGAACCGCCCATGACGATCTCCACCGCCTGCCCCAGCCCCCGCGACCTGCGCCGCACTCTTGAGCGCTTCATCCTCGACATCTACGAGGCTGACGGCTCCACCCTCAAGAGCGAGTTGCACTGGCCAGGTGTCTACACCCTGCCCAATGGCTCTCGAACTCCTGCGGTCTATGTCATCGGCTCTTCCACAGTGCCTTCTAGCTGGAACATCACCGGCATCGAATGCACCATCGAGGAAGTCCCCGAGGTCCGGTCTCCAGGTTCGATGAGCGGCGTTTTGTCTTTCGAGACTTGGGACGTCCGCTTCACGAACTACGGCAAGAAGGAGGGCACCCAAATGCCCCTTTCTATGCGAGACATCGTCCGCCGATTGGTGCGGACTTTTCCCCGGGCTTCAATTGTGCCAATGCGTCGTACTGAGGCAACTTTTGAAGCTGTCACGGCTCGTATCACCGAGCCATCCATCCATCCCCCCATCCCCTAGGAGAACCTACCATGGCCGATTATGCAATCGGACTTGCTTTCCACAAAGCCCACCGCACGCTAGTTCGTGCTGTAGGTCTTAAAGCCCCTTGTCGCTATTACGCTACACGTAATAGTACCACTGGTTTGATCACCCTGCCCACATTGGACGCTGGTGATGCTTATGTCACCATTCAAGGTGTGACACAAACCTCGTTCCAAATCAACGACACCAATCAAGACTTCCGTCTGCTAGGTGATGACGGCTGGGGCGATAGCGTGATCACTGGATCTAGCGTACAAGCCAGTGTTACGACTTACTTCCTACGGGACACTGATGTTCCTACTGGGGGTACAGGTACTTGTCCCCAATTTGTTGGTGATTACGAAGAGGGTTTTGAGCTGTTCCAACGCGCCCGTTACGACAAGAACTTCGAAGTTTACTTCGAGTTCCTGAAAGAAATGGGTCAGGCTACCGGCACTACAGGGGCTTACATCTACGACTTTACAGGATTCAACGCTGTTGTCTCCAATTACCAAGAGCAGATGTCAGCCGAAGGCCTGACCGAGATCTCTTTGGATCTCATGTCCCGGGGTCGTCCTGTGTTCGGCAAGTACAGCAACACCACT